TACTATGCAACCAGCATCAAGAGAAAACACAAGAAACTGGTGGACTACAACTTTGTCATCAAGAAAAGAGGAACATACAGCTATGGTGGTTATTGGTTCAAGACAGCATTATGATGACCTGTACTCACACTTGTTAGAAAACGAATCTTGGAAAACAACTGTAGAAGAAGCACATGATACAGCTTGTACTTTACCTGACTGGGATGAATCTGAACATACAGACTGTATGTTGTGGAAAAGTAAGAGAACATACAAGTGGTTAATGGACAGGAAGAGAGCAGCAGAAACTACAGGTGGTAGAGCAATATACGAAATGGTTTATCTTAATGTAGCTATGCCAGATGGTCTAGCTTTGTTTGATAGAGTTGAGATAGAAGAGTGTAGAGACCAAAAGAGAGACATAGGACAAATACCACATGGTGTTAGATTAATTGCAGGATTAGACCCTGCATCAACAGGATATCAAGCTGCGTTCTTGTGGGCATACGATATGGAGACAAACAAATTATATATGGTAGATATGAATAACCATTTAGGTGGTGGTATTCCACAAGCATTAGAAGTGATAAAAGAATGGTGGACAAAATATAATTGTTCGCATTGGGTAATAGAGGAGAATGGTTTCCAAAAAGCTATTAGACAAGACAGAAGCATAAGAGAGTTTGCATCTAGTCATGGTATCTTTTTAGAAGGACATGAGACTTATAAAAATAAATTTGACCCAGTGTATGGTGTAACAGCTATGAGACCAATGTTCCAGGAACAAAATATTTCTTTGCCATATCTTAGCTTTGAGGCACAAGAGAAGGTAAACTTATATACAAGTCAGTTAGTGTACTTTAGTTCTGCTAAGAATAAAAGCAAGAGTGTAGGTACAAAGACAGACATTGTTATGGCTAGTTGGTTTCCAATGAGAGCAATTAGGCGTATGCAAAAAGAACGCTTTGCAGAACTAGGATATGATTATAACCCTAGCTTTACAGGGTACGAATCTAGTAATATGGATATAGATAATTGGAGATAAATAGGTGTTAGACAATAACAAGTTATACGACAAAATAGATTACCTAAGAATTGTTAATCAAGACCAAATGATTGATAGGTCAAGAATCAGAGATATTATGAATGGTGGTGAAGCAGCAGTCAAAGCGTTGCTAGGTAATACAATCAATGTTGAATACCATGAGTTACCAGCACCTAACTTGTTCTTAACTGCATTAGAGAGATTTGCACAAAAATTAGGTAGAAGTCCAGATTTAAAAGTTGACATTATTAATGAAAAAGATAGTGAGAGAGCAAAGAAGAAATCAGAAAAACTAGAACGCATAGTTATGGCTTATGACAAAAATCAAAAGCTACATATGCAGTTACCACAGGTAGGTAGATGGTTACCAGGTTATGGTTTTGTTGTATGGGTAATTAAACATAGAAAAGATAAAGATGGTAATGCTTATCCATTTGCAGAATTAAGAGACCCATTTAGTTGTTACCCAGGATATTTTGGTAATGACCAACAACCAAAGGAACTTGCAATAATTACAAGAGTTCCACATAAAGTTTTAGCTCATCAATATCCAGAAGCTAAAGGATATATATACGCACAAGAAGGTAATGAAGGTTTCCAGAATCCATACTCTGCATTGTTAGATAGTACAGATAGAGCAGGTAGTTGGGCTAACTCAACAGGACATGGAAAAGTTGTAGTTGAATATATTAATGAAGATGGTACATATGTATATCTTCCAGAAAATAAAAAAACTATAGACTTTATTCCTAATCCACTTAAATCAGGACCAACATTTGTTATTGCTAAAAGATATAGCTTTGACCAAATGCAATCACAGTTCCAACACATTACAGGTCTTATGGCAAATATGGCAAAGATTAACATACTTGGAACTATTGCTATGGAAGATGCAGTCTTTACAGAAACAAATATTATTGGTGAGATAGAATCAGGAAAATATAGAAAAGGCAGATTTGCTGTTAACTATTTGACACCTGGTTCGCAAGTGTCTAAGCCAGTCAACAATCTACCTTACCAATTATTTCAACAAGTAGATAGACTTGAACGACACTTGCGACTTGGTGCAGCATATCCTGTATCAGATGATGGACAATCTCCTAACGCATTTGTTACTGGTAGAGGACTAGAAGAATTAGGACAATCTGCATCATTACATGTTAGAGAATATCAAGCAGTTCTTGCAGATGCACTAGAAGAATTAGATGCAAAAAGACTTGAATATGATGAGGCTATGTTTAGTGATACAAGAAAACCTATTGCAGGTTATCATAAGGGAACTGCATATAGAGAGACATACACACCATCATCAGACATAAAAGAATTTTATACTACAAGAAGAGTCTATGGAGTTATGGCAGGGTTTGATGAACCACAAAAAATAATAACAGGGTTGCAATTAAAACAACAAGGCATAATAGATACACAGACTCTACAAGAAAACATGGATGGACTAGATAACATTACTAAGATACAACAGCGTATATCAGCAGAAAAAGCAGAGACAGTATTGTTTGAATCATTAATGGCACAAGCTGCACAAGGAGACCCTAAAGCAACTATGGCAGCAATAGAGATAAGAAAAAATCCACAGAACATGACAAAGATAATGGATAAGTTTTATACGCCAGAAGAGCCAGAGATGAGTCCAGAAGAAATGATGTTAGCACAACAACAGGCACAACAAGGAATACCACAAGGTCCAGTAGCTGAACCAGATATTGCAAGTGTCTTGGCAGGGTTAGCTGGTGGTGGTCCTCTTGCCTGATATTAATAAAAAATTTTTTGACATTATCAATCAAGAAGATTGGGATGATGTTCCAGTAGATAATAATGACCCTATAATACAAAGAGAGTATATATCACAATATGATGTACCTCTTGGTAATATGATATTACCTACACCAATACCTGGTGTTTGGATTAGTATTAATTTAGGGTTTGAAGTAGAGAATCCAGGAGATTTTGAATAATGGTTAGAAAACCAAGTGCATTAAATAAAAATACAGATACAAAAGTAGATGGTGCATATGCAGATATAGTTGCACCACCAACAGCAGAAGGAGACCCATTTGGTCAAACTAAAGCAATACAAAATCAAATTGATGCTATAGGTGGACCAGTTGCACAAGAAGTAGTTGCTACAGGTGGTATGCCTAATGTAGGTAACTTACCAACACAAATGGGAGATGAATTATTTTCTGCACCATCACAAGTTCCAGGAGAGCCAGGCAATCAAATATCAGATATGCCACAGTTGTTTGATACTTCTGCTAATAGAGTAGAAACATTAAAAAGTATTATATTAAAAAAATATCCACATAGAGCAATTAAAAATAGGTTGTTATGAATTTTTTCACTAATTGGAGTGAAGACTGGTTTAAGTCAAAAGCTGAATCAGATGCCAAAAAACAATTTGAAAATAATCAAGAGATTAATTTAGATACTGATGCTATATCTAAAAGATATTACGAATTAGAAAAATTTAATCCTAGAGAAGATGAAAATTTAATTGCTGCATTAGCAAATGAAAATGTATCTAACAGAGATTATTACGAATTGTGGAAAACAACTAATAATAATAATTATAGAAAATATGAAAACTTTAATACTGTAGAAGACAGAGAACACACATCATTTGTTAAATCTGCATTAACAGGTGGTGGATATAATAATCCATTAAAACTTTTATCTACTGTTAAAAAAGGTTTAGATGCAAGATATCCAGGAACTAACTTTAGTAGTTTATTGTGGAATGGTGCTATGTTGGCATTGGAAACACCATACTATGCTTTTCAGGGAATATTTGGACCACAGTTTGGTATAGAGTTTGAAGCAGAAGCTGATAGATTATTAAAAGAAAGAGGAGATTTTTCTGGTGCAAGAAGTTACAGATATTATCCTGGACAAACTGAACCACAGAAAAAATTACCATGGACTATAAGAGCTAGAGCAGGACTTACATCATTTGTAAAAGGTAATGGTTTATCTGGTGCAATAGGTGCTGGTATAGGTGGTGTAGCAGCAGCAGGTACAGCAGGTGCTGTAGCAGGTTCAATAGGTGGTCCATTAGGTGCATTGGCAGGTGGTGCTATAGGTGCATTAGGTGCAGTTGGTGGTGCAATAGT